ACCTCAAAGTATTTTAATAGCAAGACTTTTAATTACTTATTAATATTAATTTCAATTTTTTAGATGTGTTTCCGCATCCTGAACTACCACCGAGCTTATGTTATGAGCTGCGCAAAACTCATTGAGGTGTGCTGTGTTTAACCCTTGCACATCTTGTGTATTCCAGAAATCCCAAACAAACATTGCTAAGATTTCTTTTGCTTTTTCTGTGATTTTTATTTCATGATAACACAAAAAACCAATGATGTTTTTTGTTGATGGCCTGCATCTTTTGACATAGTTTTTTACGTTGAAATACTTGCCGTAAAAGACGATTAGATCTGAAAGCTGTAATTTTTTCATTGTGCTTCGATTTTTATATTACTTATTGTAAAAGTGCCACCATCATTATTTCTAGCGCGTATGCCTAGTTTTATTTTTTCAAAACTATTAACGGTATATTCAAAGCTGTGATTACCTTCGCCGTAATAGGTATCTGATAATCTTGTATTGCCTTCGTCGTCGTAAAACCAGAAGTTAATTAAGGCTTCTCTGCTGGTGTCTTCTAACTGTATTGTAAATGATATGGTGTAGGTAGAATTGGGTTTTAGATTTTCTTTAAGATTGAAAACTAAATATTGATAATTTGCAATATTATGATCGTAGCTATACGAGCCATCTTCATTATAAGTCCATGCTTTATGAGAGTTACTTACATCTGCTAATAAATTGGTATCAATAGGATCTACATCTGCCAAGGCAAAATAAACGCTGTCTTTAATAAACGATTGTGTATATTCCAGACGTTTGCTCATTTGCTCTAGCCTTAAACTATCGCGCCAACTCTTTAGAGTAAGCTGTGTAATTAAATCTGATTGACTTTCAACTTTTGATTTTAAGTTATTGATGTCGTTTTGAAGCTTATACATTGCCACACTCATAGCTTGTAACTGCTTTAATTGTTTATCCACAGTTTCGCGCCACTCATTCTCAACCTCTAGTTTTGCCTTAGATATTTCGTTTACTTTATCGGCTTGTGCGTTTGCATATATGCAAATGATTAGTGCTATGTATGTGATGAGTTTTTTCATTTTAATTATCTTTAGTGTGACATGTTACGTTCCATTCTTGACTTCCTATTTGAACAAACTCCGCCCAATCACCAACTGAAGCACTAAAATTTGTAGCTTGTCCGTGAAATTTTGAGGTTGCATGAGTAAAATCTACTGTCGTATTGTTATCGTTGAAATAAACAGTTAATTTCTGGCCTATATAACCATCTGTTAATCTTGTTATAGATGTAGAAGAAGTATTTGCAGTGTAATAGACTGCTTCACCACTCATAACACTAGGCTGTGTTGCGTTAACTTCTAGTGTGCCATAGCCTACATCTTCAACTGTTATATTATCTTTAATTATGTAATTTCTATCAGTACCTATACCATAATTAACTATTGGTAATGATTTATTGCCGTATAAAATATTGTCTTTTACTATTATATTTTGAGGTTGAATAGTTTGTGAAGCAGATTCTCCTAACCTTATGCCATACTCTTGATACTTAGTACCTCTATTATCTGTGCAGTGATTATCTGTTATTATCAAACTCTTTATTGAAGTGTCAGCTAACATTCCTATACCAGAAACATAACTGCCAGAAACATTAACTCCGTTATTTATGGATGTGTTGCCAATAATTTTTATATTTTCAGAGTTTAAAAAACCACTATTTTCAACATTAATACCTGCTTTATCGATAGAAGTAATTGCATCACTCTGCACGCATGTATCCACATTATTACCAATAATACTTGCAGATTTACAACCTCTAATCGCAATACCTTCAGCGCCAAATCCATAAAAAGAATTACCTGTAATCGAAAAATCACCATCCCCATTTATAAACACACCTCTACCAATTGCTGTTGTAAATGGTGTATTATTTAAATCTAATTGAGTAAACGTATTTCCATTAACAGAGACAGATTTATAAATTCCACCAGTATCTTCACCTATCTTAACACCACCTCCACCAAAAGAATTACCAATGTTATTTGATACATTGATATTAAGGTAGGTTGGGTTTACAGTACCTATGTTCTCTGCTATATTAACAAAGAACTTACCTGTGAGTGCATTACAGTTGTTAAAGTGATTGTTGGTGACTGATGTATTTTTAATAATACCATCTGAACTAGCTCTAACAGTTACGTTTCCAGGTTGTACATAATCAAACCTGTTATTTTCAACAAACACACCTTCTATTTCGTATGATTGATTTAAAACTGTTTGTACACCACCAGAGTAGTTAAAATGATTATTTTTTATATATAAACCGTCGGGATTATAAACAATAATTGCACTAGATATATCTTCAACAATATCATTGTTAAATTTACAATTTCCTATATTTATATTTGTGTTTTTTAAAGAACCAGTTTCACCATATATTAATATGTTATCAGGTATGTTGTTAAAAATACAATTATAAAAAAATTGATTTTTATAGCCATTATTAATGTAAAAAGCTCTTATATCAACATCATTAACATCTATTATTACATCTTGTATGGTTACATTATCTGTGTTAATATCTATTAATGATGTCGTAGTAGATGAATCACATTTTATTGTACTTTTATTTCCTTTTATAACTATATCAGAAGACAATGTTAGTTGAGTTGTTAAATAGGTTTTATTAGTGCCAAGTACCACAACATCTACTGCATCTATAGCAGCTTGCAAAGCTGTGGTATCATCTGTAACACCGTCACCAACTGCACCATAGTACTCTGGAGTGTATATTGAAATGTATTCTTGAACATCCTCAAAAGTCACCTGCCCATTACCACCAGTTGTAAGTACTTGTCCTGCTGTGCCATCTGCTGTTGGTAATGTGTAAGCATTGTTTACTCTAATTATTGGTGAAATTAAATCAATTAAATTATCATGTTTTATATTAAATACAGTTCCTAAAGCTTCTAATTTAGCATTACGACCATCTTTTAATGATATTGTGGCTGATACATTGTTACCCAAAATAAAACCTGTTCCATTAGCTACTATATTGTTTAATAAAGTAACATTACCTACATCTGTTATTTTTGCTACTACAGATGTATCGAAAACAATTTCAAAATAACCTGTAGATGAATTTTCTCTTATTTTAAGACCGTTACTACCTATGTTCACAACACCATCATTTACAGTTATGCCTTCTACTGTTATGTCTTGGTCTGTCGTTGCACCTCTTTCTGTAACACTTTGTAAAGTGTCTGCTTCATTACCTAAACTTTCCCAACTATCACCATCCCAAATCTGTATCTCGTTTACACCTGTGTCTACGACGTAGATTTGTTTGCGGTCATTAGCACCTAAAGATAAAGCGTCTCGCTCTGCAATGGTGTAAATCTCAATTCCAAACACGTCTTTCCATACACCATTTTCTAAAGCTCTGAACTTTCCTAAAACTCTATCATATCTTATAATTCCATATTGATTGGTAAATGAATTATACCAAAGTGTTTCTACGTTTGGTGTTTGGGCATCATCAAACAAAATACCGTCCTTATGATAACCAGAAGGTTTATCTTGTTGTGTATTTCCTATAAAAAAGGTAAGAATCGTAAAAATTAAAATTAGTTTTTTCATAATATTATTGTGCTGATGTTGGTATGTCATATGAGTCTAATAAATGTAAATTTTCTTCGTCTGTTACTGTACCGTAAGGAATATGAACAGGTGAAGGAAAATTGCCAGTATTGTCTATAATTTTATCCCTTACGACATCGTTATTTTGAAGTTTTGTTAAATCTGTATTTCCTGAAGCTTTTAAAACATCGCTTCCGTCTATATAAATCCAAGGTGTACTTCTTTTTACTGGTAGTTCAAATTGTAGGGTATGGGTTTCCGCAAGTTCACCATCTGAAACCCCTGAAACACCTATCTTTAATTTTGTGCTACTATCTACAAGCTCGTAACTTATAATATCACATCTTATATTAGTGCGTGTATTGGCATTGTAAATATTAAGGCTAAAGGCGTTTGCATCGCTCAAGTTTCTAGCCTTTTCCATTACAGAAGTAAAGGCTTCATCAAAAATAAAATGCGTTATGTTGGTGCTATCCGTTACAGCTGCTATACTTCCATTTGTAACGTCACCTAGATTTATATTGCCTTCAGTTGTTTTTTGGCGGATGTATTTATTTTTCCAAGATTGCGAGCTTACAATCTGTTCTACTTCATCATTTCCTAATAGTCTATAATCCGCATAAGATTGTGTATTGGTATCTTTTTTTTCAAAGTACGCATCTTCACCATCTGGCACACCTGGAAACCCTGTAGCATCTGCAACATATTGAATCCTACCTGTGGTCTGTTGGTTCTGTTGGGTCAAAAGCGGATTTGTTCCGCTCATGGTCTCGTAATAGTTCTGAACGAATATGTTATTGGCTTCGAGATAGCTCAGAAGTGTTGTAATTGTTGTTCGCTTGTCTACACCATCTTGAGAAATATGTATGTAGTCCTCACCATTAATAAGTGATGCTAATGGGAAAACTATTATATTCTTAGCATTACTAACAAATTGTGTTAATGTTGCTTGAATGTTAGCGAGTTGCGTTGTTATCTGTTGTTGCCAAGACATGTTCAAATATAATTAAAATTCAACTATTTAGAATGATTCTAAATAATAATCTAACATAAAATTTTTTAACTTTATCCATTACCTTTGATAAATGGTTTTAATATTTATACTTTTTGTCGGTGGTGGCTATCTTATAGGTAAACTTATTGCTTCTTTCATTCCTGATGAGAAAAAAGAAACCATCACCTTTATTAACCATACCTACGAAACACATAACCACTTACACATTGATAAGGACACTATTAAATCTCTTACTGATAAGACACAAAGTTCCCATCACTATCAATCACAAGATTAGGTACTTCAAGACTTTCATTTGTGGCTATTAGCTGTTCGTCTCTGTTTATATATGCTCTTCCTCTCGATTTTAACATTGGTAAACGTACTTCGTAAAGGTTGCTTTCTTCTAATGGTCCTTCTTTTTCAATTTCACCGTTTTTAATGTAATACGTTCCGTTGATTATTACCACTTCATTACTGGCCTGTTCTACAATCATTCTGTAGATTTCTTTTGTTACTGGCCCAATAATAAAAAGGTTTGTTTCGTGCAATGAGCCTGAGACTAAACCGCTAGACGTGTCGCCTTTGTTGACCTCGCTTTCCTGATCGTAGTTTCCTTCTATATTAATAATTGGTAAACGTGCCTTTTGCTGAATACCACTTGCATAAAAGACATCTGTATTATCTATGCCGTAGCTTATCATTTCAATGGTGTTTTTTTGTTCGGTCTTAACGTTCTGAAATTCCGATAAGCGAACTTTTGTAGGAAATCTATCATCGGTTTCGGTTATCCTTACCTGAAAGCACGAGTTGTTATAAGCCGACATGGCAATGGTAAACTCAAAGACATTGAACTCTTGACGGTTAAAAATAGACTTTGTTATAATGCTTGTCGTTGCACCGCCAGAATAAACCGAACTAATAACCAGAACTTCAGCTTGTAAATCCTCATCAAAAATGACATTCTCTATCTGAAACCATGCAGCACCTATATTTACATAATTTCCGATAACACCCCATTCTGGTAAACCACCGTTTAAAAGATAGTCCGTTCCTGTATCTACATCGGTATCATAATCATAGATATTACCAGAGGTAAAATAAATTCCTGTTTTACCATCACCTAAATCATAGCTTATAGCATCTCTAGCATCTTTAATTCCTATAAATTCAGTTAACTGCAAAGGTGTAACGGTATCTTCAGTACCATCTTCTTTGAGTATCTTAATTTCTATGTTCTGATAGTTAGACCACAATTGACTTGTAATGGTATCGCAACTGTTCCAACATTGATGTTCTCTGTATGCCAATCTTTGGTTGCGTGCAAAGGCTTGATAGCTCAATGTGTTTTCATCATTTTGTGACGCACCACAAGGCGCAAAGATTTCTACGACTGCAAATCTTATTGAGTTGCTTTTGCTTATATAACTGTATGGATTGGTAATGTTATTAGCATCCATAACAAAATCAAGACTAGCCGAACATCCAAAACCATCACGAACATAAACGGTATAGTTGCCATTTTCTAAACCTGGAAAAACGTTAGATGTTTGCCATTCCGTATCGTTCAAAGAATACTCAATTGTTCCGTTTTCAGCTAAGTTTGAAACGGTAATTATTGCAGTTCCGCCATTTGGTGAACTCGTAGAACTTACCGAAATGTTCGCGCTTGTTAAAAGTGCTGGAACTTCAAAGTTAAATTTACGCGTGTCTACAATTTGACCGTCGGCACTTTCGCAAATCACTTTAAATCCGACACCTCTAGGACGTTCAAAAATTAAAGGGTTTGCGATGTTTACATAAGTTGTGTCTGGGTCATCAGTAAAATAAAATTCCGTTACTAAAATACTTGTTGTTATACTTACACGATAATGTGAACATTGTGTATTGCTTAAAAATTCAGATTCCAACAATTCAACGTCATCTATCGTTAGAATATCACCTGTAAAGTTTTCAATGACCGCAGTAACACTTCCACTTAATCCGTAAGGTGGCCCAGTAGTATAATCATCGTAATTATAAAATCCTGAGAAGTCGTTGTTGGCAACTTTAGATTCTATGACTACGACATTATCTGTTCGAGTTATTTCGTATAAGTTGGTGCTGTTATAATCGAGATTAAAAGCTACCACAAAGTTAATTGCCGACCTTTCGCCAACAATTCCAGTTGCAGTGCCTTGCGTTACTTGATTGGATTGAGTTCTTTGCGTTTCCCAATTCTCATAAATACTTACGGAATTTAAAGAAGCTGTAAATCCTATACGTTCTTTTAAATCTAAATCGGCATTGAATGTTAATGTTATCTTAGAAAAACTCATATCGCGCTTTGTATTAATGTGAATTGTCCTTTACCGTTTGGCTTTAGGCTTATTATTTTTCCTTTTTCGAGTTCGCCGTTTTCGTTCATAAACTCTACTTTCCCGTAGATGTTAGGTATCTTAGTTCCGTTTGGTAGAATGGTGTAACCCTCTATTTTTTTAATGAGTTCCCTATCTATCTTGAATTCAAACTTAACTTCTCTTGGTACGTCTCTTGCTGGTTCTAAATTTGTGTTAGGTACGTTTCCATTTTCGGCATATGCTGGTTGTCCTATCGCTTGTATGGTAACTTGGCTTTTTCCTGTTGAGCTTCCGAATATGATGGAATCTAAAGGGTATTTGTTTAATCCAGCCCTTAACTTGTAACCGTGTTTTAATAATAATTGTACTGGCGACCATAGGAAATTATACGAGCTGTCTGGGTTGAACATTCCAACTGGTTCAACTTCCAAAACATCCTGCCATTTTTTAAGTTCAAAAATTCCTGTTGCACTTGGTTTTACGTCATGCGCCCAAATATCTAAATCACCGCTTTGGTCTGTTGTTGGTGCTGTTATTTTATTACGTCGTCTTATGATTTCTTCACCATACGGATCCCATCTGTACTTAGCTGTTTTTTTGTATTCGTTGGTAGCCCCTTCGATTATGGTCGTGAAATTGGCTTGGGTGTTGGTTTCTTGCAATCCCATGACTTCTTCGTAGTCACCGCCCTTGTCCGAGCCTATGGTAATTGATGAGTAGTAATAATCTTCTGCAACTTTGCGTTCTACATTTTTAACCTGTAGGTATTCAAAAACACCGTTAACTTCTTTACCTAGTCTTATGGTAACGTTGTTATTATTGAAGTACTTTGAATCCTCGACGATGATACGTTCCTTAAATCCTATGCGCTCAATTCCCAATCCTACGTTGTGCAATACTTCTAAACTCTCAAAGGCATCTAAAAAAGAGGTTGCAAAAGGTTTGTAAAGTTCATCTTCTGAAGTAAACTGTCTTATCCAATGGCCATGAGCCAAAAATGTATAAGCACCTGGACCATCTACTGCATAACCTCTATCAATACGACCGTAATAATCGGATTTGAAGTTTGTTTTGTCGCCTGTCATTATCTCTACCAATCGCTCTAAGAGTTCATAGGCTAATATGCCATTCGTAAGTGTTGGATCGTAATAACTGTCTTCTTCAATTTTTAGATTTGAAACTATATTTTGAGCAAAACAACGAACACCTGCGTTATTATCTACATACATATCCGATTGCAATAGACATTCAAGAGCCATGCTTTCACCTTCTAATAATTCTATTTGAGTGCTATAGCTTCCGGAAATAGGTAAAGTAAATGAGGGATAAACACCATCAAAATCAGAAGGTAATATATTTAGTGATGTTCCGTTAGGGATTAAATCGCCTGTTACACCTTCACCTGACGAACGTAGTTCATAAATAACCCTTCTTTCCTTTACATCATAGTTTGCACCATTTTCATATATTGTTAAACATACTTGATATCTGCACCATTGTACATTCTCGTATTGTTGAAAATAAGCATAAAAATCAAAATCTAATGTTATATTCATTGTACGAGGTCTATCATTTAAAGCATAAAACATCATACCCGTAGTTCCGCCAACTTCGTTGCTTGTACTGTTTAAAAATACGCTATTGGCTAAATCGTGTGATTGACCCGTTAACTGTAAAGGAATACCACAGACTTGGGCTCTTGTGCTGCCGTCATTAGATTGTACTTGACATTTAGCTTCATTGTTAATGTTATCTGTTTTAAAATCGGTCTCTAAAAAAATTCGTCTACCTGGTAAGTTGAGTTGTTTTAATTCTAGTTCTGGTATAGCTTTACCTGTAAATGTTTCGGTGCGCTCAAGTTCTACTTTGTCCTTGCGTCTTGTTTTTAGTGTATTTTCTAAACCACCAGATTCAAACTTCATAGACACTACGTTGTCTTTATATTCCCATGTACGAACAGATAAAAAACCTTCATAGGCACGTTGCCACTGCATTTGATTGTCCAGTGCGTTTTTTACCAATCGTAACTTAGCGTTGATGTCTAATTGATATATGGCATTATTTATCCAGTCTTTGGCTGCACCTTTAAATCTCAATGCGTTTGAAAACTTAGCGAATATGCCCTCGTAATCATCATTGCGTGCATATTCTTTATCGTCCTCATTCCAGCCTATAATATCATCTGATGGCACTGGTAGATTACCTACATTGCTGTTTTGTAGCTCGTAATAAACTCTATCTATGTAAGCTGTATCTATCATTACCATTTAATGTTTTGAGAACGGAATAATTGATATGGTATATCGTATTTTTGATTCTGAATGTTGACACCCAACTTCAATCGTTTTATAGCTCTGGTATTTTCTTTTAGTTCACCTACCATTTCATCTGTGTATTTTTCAAAAGCCAATAAAGTCTCATAATGATTGAGGTTATGTTTGTCATGCGCTAGGCTCGTCATAATGGATGCTGCAATCATTTGGTTTGAGAATTCCTCTACACTTGGAATTACCTTAGTATGTGGTGCAAGATTTAAGGTCGCTCTCGTTTTTTGGATGTATGGCTTTTTACCTGGTTCCATTATGACCTCTGGTCTAACTTCTGCTACTTCAGCTAATCCACCTACGTGATCTTCTGTACCGTATCTATATTTAGGGATTGGCTTGGCTAATACGGCTGCGATTTGCAATGCACCTAATGCACCTGCGGTAATTGCCAAAGGTCCGCCCAATAATGGCCCTAAACCAACTGGAGGTGGTGCAAGTGCTGCAATAACGGCTTGAGCTGTGGTAACACCTATATTAAATATTGAAAAGGCTTTAGCGAATTTTGCAGCCTTTATCTGTTCTTGACGTTTCTTTTCTTCTAGTTCTTGACGTTTTAGCTCTCGTTCTTCTTCTAAAGCGGCTCGTTGGCTTTCATCTTCACCTGCTAATTCTATTTGTCTATCGTAGTATTCTTCTTGTGCATCTATTTGTTCATCGATACCTTGAATATTAGCATCGAAAACCGCACCTACAACATCACCAACAAAAGCACTTACTGTAGCAATTTGACCTAAAGTTTCTGCAGCATTTTCAGCTTTTGTTATAAAAACATTAAAGAAATCTTCTATATTTCTTGCATCCAATCCTAAACTATCTGCAATGTTCTGAGACGCCTTTGATATAATGTCTTGTTTAAACTCTAATAACGTCTGTAAAACTTCGGCTTCTTTTTCTGCATTTTCTATGCTATTATCAGTTTTCTTGTTGGATAAATCAATCTCAGCTGCAGTTAAAGATTCTGTCAACTGCTTTCTAAGTTCTAAGTATTGCTCTTCTTCGGCTATGGAAGTAAGACCTAGTACCTTTCTTCTAAGGAAAAGCTTGTCTAGGTTCTCGATTTCTATGTTTATGTTATCAATAGCATTCTGTAACTGTTCTTCAGATGCTTCTCGTCTGATCTGTGCAACCGTTTCTTCATATTGATTTATCCTTTCAATTTTCTGTTTTCCTGAAAGGTTCTCTAGGTCATTTTGTAGTTTTGCTTGTTCTTGTGCAATTCTTGAGTTAATAGCATCGCTTTCTATTTTTCTTTCTTCCTCTAACCTAGCTTTTGTTTTCTCAAAACTACTTTGTAGTACAGTTTGGGTGTTGGATGCGCGCTCACGTATCAAAGCATCATAATCATCGGAATAAGCAAGTTCTATTCTTTTGATTTCATCGGCTCGTCCTTTGGCTAGTTTTATGGCACGGTCTCGCTCTAATTGTAATAACAGAATGGATTTATCGGTATAGTTAACAACTGCTGCTAAACGCCTTGAAGTGGTTTCTTTGTCACTATCCAATATGCGCTTTTGTGCATCTGCTTGAGATTGTAGGCGTTGTTTGTCTAGGTTGAAGGCGTCTTGTTCTAATAAGTTCTTTCTGTCATTATAAGCTTTGTTTCCACCTAGAATTGATTCAAGTTCTTTTTCTAAGAGTTTTATTTTTTCCTGAATTATTTTAGCTTCACTTCTTGTTGTGGCTTGGTCTAATCTTTGTTTTTCTTTAGCTATTAGTTCATTTAAGTACTTTACGTTTCTTGCCTGTACTTCTTTTTCGTTACCAGCATTTTCTTCTTTTTTTATTTGATTGATATCATCAAGAACATCTGCGTATCTTTCTGCGAATTGGTTTAATTTTTCTTGAAGGTCAGATGCTTCGTTTCTTAAATCATTGCTTTTGCCTTCAAACCTAACGGATGTTTCCAATGTTCTACTAACATCTAACAATGCTTTTTGTCTACTGTTTAAAGCATTTACACCTTTGTTTTGAGCTTTTATTAAATCTTCTGTAACACCAACTTCTTCTAAAGCTAAATCTATAGCCTCTTGAAGTGTTCGTCCATTAGTTAATCTTTCAGCTTCTTCAACCCCTAATGTTTTTGTTAATTTTTCACGTGCTCTATTTTCAGCTTCAAAAGCTACTCTTAATTTATCGCTAGATTCTTTAGATTTTTCATCTACCTCTTGAGCAAAATCTTGTAGGGCTATTTTGGCAACATAACCTTGGTTAACTTCTTTAAGCCTGTCCCTAATATCTTCGTTGCTTACCTTTTCTGTATCTAGGTTCTTTAAAAATCCAGGATATTTTTGTTGAAGTGTTTGTATTTTTTTAGCTCTTTCTTCGTTTGATAGATTGACATCTGTAACTTTTTGGACTAAAATATTGAGTTCGAATTGTTCTTCTTTAACTGCATCAGATAGTCTTTTTGTAGGTGTTATAGCGTTTAGTACGTTTGCGCCAAAATCATAAATTGCATCACTAGCCTTAGCGACAAATCCTTTTCCTATTTCTAACTGAAAATTCTGGTATGCTGCATTGAATCTTTGTTGAGAATTACCTGCTTCATCTAGTATATTTCCAGCTTCTGCAATTTCTCTTTTGGCAATGTTAGCCACTGCCTTAACAAAGTCTGGTGTTTTTTCGAGTTCGGCATTTAGTTCGGTTGCTGAAATACCAAGGTTGTCGATTCTTAGTTTAGATTCTTTGGATAGACCTTCTACGAGTGAAGATTGTAATTGCTCTATACTTTGACCTGTTTGCGCTGCTCTTACTGCTAAAAACTCAAATAAAGTGTCAGATTCTTCTAATGATAGATTAAAGTTATCGAAATCTACAAGGGCTTTCTTTATATCTAAATCAGATAACAACCCTCTTGTCGATGCTTTAACACGCTCAAAGGCATCTACACCTGTATCACCTAATCTATCAAAGGCAAACTCAACACCTTTGGCTTCAATAGCTAATTGTCTGGCTTCTTTTGCAAAATTAAAAGCTTCACGCAGTCCAAATCCAGCACCTATTAATGGTAAAAATGATTTGATAGATTTTATTGCACCACCAAATAATCTAGGGTATTTACCGACATCATCTTGCCATTGACCTGTGGCTTTTTTTATAGCTTGTAATTTCTTTTCGTAAGAAGTATAAGCTTTTGTGCTTTCTCTTAATTCTTTCTGTTCTCTATCCGATAACGAAAAACCTAATGCTTGCTTTGCTTGCAAATCCTGAACAGACTTACGAGCTTTGTCACGCTCATTAGTCAACCTACCAATAAAGGTCATATTTCGCTTTATCTCTAAATTTTGAAGTCTCAAGGTTTCCCTTGCTTCAATATTCTGCTTATTTGTCGTAGTGTTGACGTTCTGTAATTTGTTGGTGGTACGCAATAGACTAGATAATGACTTTTGACGTTCTTCATCTACTTTTGCTAATGCTTTGCCTTGATCTTCGTATGCTTTTGTGGCAGTTTGGGTAATCTGTATTTGCTTATTTTGGATAGCAACCAATTGTTTGTTATTTGCTACACCTTGCAATTGCTGGTATAATGTAAATAATTGTTTTGAGGACTTTATAAGTTCGTCATTTTTATCAATGGCAATCTGTAAATTTTTGGCATACTCAGAACCCCAACTTAAACCCTCGTCGGTTATTAAATCTTTTCTTGTGATGTTTCCTGTTGCCATTACTTACGTTTGTTTTTTGCTGCCTGTTGGCGCATTGCTTTCAGTTTTTCATCAAACACCTTTTTAAGGGCATAGAACTGTGTTACTGTGATGCTGTTGGTGTTGGTGTATTGTAGATTGGTATAACTCGCATAACCTAGTATAACTTCGTCCATGCTTGTTGCTTTCTTACCGTTGTGTTTTGGCAATAAGGCTTCGAGTTCTTCAATGAACATTAACAAGGCTTGGCTTTCATTTTTGATAGTCTCTAAGTCGTTAATGAAATTATCTTCAGATAGTTTAAATCCAAACTCTCTTAATTGGTTTTCGAGGTCTAAATCTCTATCAAACTTCAACGCTTCAATTGCGAACTGGATGCCATTGTATTGAGTTTTATATTCTTCAATTTCTTTTAAGGTTCTAAAGGTTTTCTGTATTTGGTTTGTTGGGTCTAGTTCCTCAAACTCGGCTTTGATTTGTTCCCATAACTTAGATACTTTGTTTAAGTCGTTTTTGTCGTCTGTCAATAACGACACGTCACCAGAACTCATAATCTGGTAAAACAGTTTTAAAGGGATAGTATCTAAGGATGTATAGGTCATAGCTTTAGTTCCTTTCGGATATAGTTCTGTAAATAGGGTAGAAGCCTCTCTTGTATTATAAATACTTTGTTGACATCTTGAAGTCCAAAAAACGCTTTACTCTTCAATCTTACGTTGTCAAAAATCTCATCGAGCTTTGGATCTGTACTTCCAAATAAGACTTGATTGTTTACGACCCTTGCAAAAATTGAAGGCAAAAAGACACCTGTTTGTTTAAAATCGTAAGGCTCACCTTCACGCTTTATAATTGTTCCTTTACCTAAAAGAGCTTCGTTTGTTGTGATGTATTCGGTAGCCCTTGAGTACGTTCCCAAAGGCTTTCCGAATATATCCTCACTTTCTTTGAATATCTGTTGACGGTTGAGTTCCGCCATTTCATCTTCAATGGATTTTAGATATTGAAACAGTACATTACTCAGATGCGTTGGCGTTAGCTTCTGAACTCTCTGAAGTTGCTGTTGAAGTGTTGCCATTGATTTCTTTTTGTAATGCTGTTTTCTGTTTCTTCGTAATATCCTTACCTGTTAAAGCTTTGTATGCTTCCTCTAGTTCGTCTAATGGGATGATATGTGAATGTGACTTCTTGAACTCATCCCATTTAGGACTGTAACTATCGCTGAAAGACACATTTTTATATACTTTTCCCATGATTAACTAACTGTGAATGATACGGCTTCTTCGGTTTCAAACATTGCTAAGGTCTGTGTTACAACGTTAGTTGCAATAGTACCTGTTGCCAAGTCAGTGTCTACGAACGTGTAAAGATTAGCATCGTCACCTGAACCAGCACTTACACTATCTGGTGTTTGGGCTGTTCCGTTTGCTAATAGCACTTTAAAGTCGTCAATATCCATACCTGTCAACGGCTTGTTATCACAACCGTAAGTCGCTCTAACAACTAAAGACGTTGCTGAAGGTGTACCCACAACTGTTAAGGTTGCTGGATAGATACCTTTGTACTTTAAGACGTTAAAGTCTGGCGTAACTACAGCACCGTTATTAGATAGTTCGTTAGGGTCTGCATAAACAAACTCTACGACACAGTTTTGAGGGTCGCCCTCAATTACTGGCTCGTTTACGATACCTACCAAGAAGTTGCTTAACTCTTGACCTTTGATTGTACCGTCCGATTGCTCTACACCTTTAATCTGACCATCTTCAGTAAACTCATATACTCTCGTATATTCGCTTTCTTCGTAAGTTTTTAGAGCACCGTGAGAACAATAGCCCAATAAGTGGGTTACACGTAAGCCTTTACGCGCTTCTTTGGTTTCGATTCGGCTAATTCTACCTTCGTAGTATGTTGGCTCAACATTGGCAAGTTCTGACTTGTCAACGCTGTACATAACTACGATATCCTTAGCTTCCTTTGCAGTATCCCATGCTGTTTTGCTTCTAAAAGCGGAAGCATCTGGAAACGACTGACTTTCCTTTGCCAAGGCATAAGCAACCGTTGGTTTAGTAAGGCACTGTTTGTCAGCACCTGTTAGCTTTTTGGTACTTGTAGTACCGCATTTATCGTTTATCATCGTATGTGATTTTTAATAATTAATTGTTTTTGTACTACAACTTGAGTTTATCTCTACATCTCTACCGAACACAATAGCATCCCATATATCTAAATTAGATTTATCTTCTGCTACGTTGGTGTAATTGTAATGTCTTGCAAATGTGTTTTGTTCCTGGTTTAAAAATCGAACAAATCCGCATTGCTGTAATGCTGTGATAACATAATCGTAAAGTGGGTCTAGCACGTAATTGAAATTACTTTCAATACGCTTTCTATTTTCCATTTCTGTTATCGTTTTTGTTGCAAGTATGAACTTTAAACGTGTTTTAAACAAAGGCTCTTTTCCTTTGAGATTAATAGGTGTTTCTAGCCAAATCAAAGGGTACTTCACTTTATTTACGGCCATAAAACGGATACAATCGGCTTCTGTACCAAAATCATACTTAGATGATATGGCGTTTCCGTCCATATCTGCGATATTTGGTATAGTATCAAAAACCTCAATAAATCTGTTTTCTAACTGTATCATATACTAAAGATGTTGACCTTCTTAAAGTCCTTTGGCATCCAGTTAGGATACGTGTTAGGGCTTTCTTCGTTCTTATCGTTTATAAATTCATAGAGACTACGTACACCTGTACCGATTTCATCACTATACCCATTGCAAAAGTTACCTACTACTGCATCTACAAAATCATTATAGGCTTCCGTAAACTTGTAAGCAGGGTTTGCCCTTGTTGCGCCTTTGGCTTGTGGATTGCTTAAACCTACACCTAAGTGTTTGCTTGTTTCCTTTTTTAGCCATTGGCAGTAAACGTAATTTGTAATAAAACTGCGTTTTACAGTTTCATCGGTAAAGATGATACCACGCCAAACAACGTCTACACCATTTTTAGTGTAGGTTGTTCCATTTAGCAAATCTTTCCATTTCTGGTCTGCACTGCTTTTGATTGTGTGCAACTTAGTCTGAGCATCATAATCAAACTGATCCATAAATGCTTTTTTAAGCGAGTACCCTAATGTTTTGGTTAGGATGTCTGGCTCATATCGCATTATAGAACTATCCGCTTCAGATTTGTTCCCAACCAATGAAGCGTTGGGAACGTCATCTGAAACAAATGGCAGTTCGGTATTGAGTATGAAATAATCTCTTGTTGTAATCATTGTTATGCCTTATTTGGCTTTTTGTCGTCACCAGCTTTATTAGCTTTTTTCGCTTCCTTAACTTCTGTAGCATATTTCTTTGAAACAAGAACTTTACCGCAGTCGTCTGATACTTCTTCTACATGATCCACAGGTAATTTAGATGGACCAACCTCAGTCACCTTAATCGGCTTTGTGATTTTTACCTTCATAATTAATCTGCGTTATCGGTATCAATTAAAGTTTGAAGTGCTGCAAGGTTTTCAATAGATGCTTCACCTGCTATCGTAGCTTTGTACTCAGCTAAGTTTGCTTCTAATGCACCTGTAACACCAGCGTTAACCAATGTTGCAATAGTTAATTCAGAAGCATCATCACTTGTTGCATAACCTTGAACTCTAGCTAAAGACTGACCAGCAGTTTCTTTTAGAATTGTGATAGCTTCTGCAATGTTGGTAACGTAAATCGCTGATTTCTTAGCTTTCTGTCCATAAGCACCTCTCATGTCCATCACGAAAGAAACTTTACGCTTTTTAAGATCGTCAGCATTGTAACCAAAAGCAGTCTCGATATCTTGACGTAAACCGATACGCTCTAAACCTGAGTTACACACTAATAATGAACCTTCTGGGATTTTAGTAGTCTGACCTTTCATCATTCCTTTAGCACCTACGATTTCACCAATAGCATTTACCGCTAAACGGTTATCTTTTATTGAGTTTTCGTTAGCATCTTTTAAATCCTCAAGCTCATCTTCTTGGCGTGGGTTCATAATGAACATGTCCGTGTTCCAATCGTTTAATCTCGCTTGTAATTTAGCCTTACCTATTACTGAAACAATGTTCGCTTTAGGACTTTGACCTGTAAACAATAACGGATTAAACGTATCACAAGAATGTGTTGTATTAAAAGCACCCCAAGGACTAGCAGAGTTATCACCATCTGCTGTAAAGATGTTTTCGTCTAATACAGTTTTGATGTTACTTGCTAACTGGTTTACTAACTCGTCCATCACTTCAGCAGAATCTCTAAGTAAAGACTTACCTATTGTTGCAGTTGCACTAAAGTCAAATACTTTGAAGTCTTTATCGTTTAGCTCAATTCTACTATCCGCAGATGGTGCTGCACCTTCAGCAACTAATTCACCGTTAGCTTCAAGGTTTTCATATACTAACAAATTCATTAAAGAACCGCTAATGTTTTGAACCGTGAATAAATCTATCGCATGGTCGTTAGCTGTTAATGGTGGTGCAATACTACCTATTGATGTTCTGTTGATACCTTGACCTGATACCGCTTGTGTACCAGTGCCACCAATGAACATATTTTCACCAGCTTTACGCACTAAATGCTTCGTAGATAATCGGCGAACGTCTTTAACTTGTGTTACAGCACTTTCACCAATGGTTTGATTGCTCTTTAAGTTAATAGGACGAATTTTAACACCGTTTTCTTCGATTTCTTCACCTAATAAACCAGATTTTTCAAAGAAATCTTCAACGATTGAACGGATGATCCCTTTGTTTACTTTTCCTTCTGGTGTAATGATGCCTTGATCTTGAAGTTTCTTAAGCTCGATACCTTGAGTTTTTAATTTTTCTTCGTAGTCATCTAATAGGTCTTGATTTTTCTTTACAGCTGTCTTTAAAGTTTGAATTTCTTGAGAATCGAAACCTTCTAGTTTTTTCTCGAAATCACCTAATTTACTTTTTAAAGATTCTTCTGAAATCAATCCTTTTTTAGCATCATCAATCATCTGTTTGAATTCTTTTCTCAATGATTCTTTTTGATACTCAGCCTTATCAGCGAAATATTGCGCTTGTTCTTCATCTGAAAGTTTAGCGATTTCATCTACTGATAACTCTTTAAAAGTTCCTTCTTTAATACTTCCCCAAATTGGAACCAAGGAAGCGATACTCATAGCACCACCAGCTAGTGGGTCTAATAATGCAAATGTTAATGCCACCGCAAAAAGCAGGCATAAAAACAATACTGTTTTGTTTTTAAAAATGTTTTTCATTTTTAGTTGTTTAAATGATTAATAATTAAATTTCGTTTGGCTTGAAGTGCTCTCGCGGCTTCTTTCTGAGTGCTGTTTTGCGGCTCATAGTTTTTCACCCAAAGGGTAGGTGTAACGCTGTTGCTGCCAAACACAACTGCGCTTCCCTCGCGTTTCTTAGCTTCGTATATTACCCAGAAGTAACCGTACTCATCGGCCACATCAGGATTAACACATTGCGCTTTCATTTCGTTAAAGAAATCCATCTGCTTTTGGCTGTCCTCATCGTAATAGGCGATGTCTAAATCGACGTAAAGCATACCAACGGAATGTTGGTCTACGTCACCGTTTTTATAGGCATCGAACATGAACGGTATTTTTGAACGTTCTAAAACAAATTGATTGATATTAGCCACCGTTTTAAAGTCAACATCAAGACCTAATTGGTTAAAGTTTGAGTTCTCGTTGTAACTCTTAGCTTTTTTTGAGATGACGCTCTCGAACTTGTTCTCGTGTTGCTTTAAATGATGACTATATGGATTGTCCTTTACGGTTTTGTTCCAAATCTTTGGCATGTGTAGGTCTAAATGGCTATCAATAATGTTAGTAGTATTGATAACAGATTTTACTTCAATGAAATCTGAAGTGATATCCTCAATCATTGGTGTAAATTCCTTAGTTTTTAAACCTTGAATTATAGGCTGTGAGTTAGTTTTGTACTCAGCCTTTTTGATTTCTCTTAGTTCTTCAAGATGTTTTTTTATAAACCTTGTCTGGTCCATCTTATCCGTGAACTTTTTGCCTGGATATTGTTTTATGGTATAATTCATTTTGTCACGGTTTTAGAGTTAGACAATGATTTTATCTTGTTATCTAGTGATTCTTTTAACCTTTCGTCACCGTTTTTTTCAGCCTTACGTCTTAAATCTTTTAGTTTTTCGATTTTCGCTTTCATCTTATTCGGTTTTAAGTTTTCTTCTCTCGCTTCTTTTCAACTTTCTGTAAAATGGTTGAAATGAATATTTGTAACCTGTTATTGGGCATGTGGTTATTTGCATCTTTCCTGTATGTCCTATGATTGTACTATTCATTTTTAGCGATTTCGGTTTTTATGTTAATAGCGTTTAGCTGTTCTGGGCTTAAATCCCAGATGTGCAGTTCGCCTATAGTTTCGTTGTGTGGTAATCCTATGGCTGTTAAATAAGCGTTATAGTTGATTGCACCACTTCTAAAGGCACGTTCGGCAGTTTGTGAATGCTTTTCTGTGGTTTCGGCTTCTTCTTTTTTGTTGGATTGAAGTATCTTTAAGTGGTCATACGTACCTATTAATTCTATCCCAAGGCTTTCGGTATTGAAATAGTTATTGAAGTTGAGCATGAAATCTTCTGTCTCTGGTATAATTGTAGAATCGTAAAGTCGCTTTTCGGATGCGTTAAGGTTTTCGAACGTTCCGCCCTTTACGTAGTATTTAGCCAATAGTTCGGGTACGCCCTTTGAGGTTGCTATTGCAATAGCATCGCTTTCGATTTCCTCGAACAACATTAAATCCTTTGTGCTGAAGCCTGTTTTTTGCCACTTCAGTGGTATTGGTGTTATTGCATTAACATATTGTCCGTCAATAATTCCATATTTAGCCAATGCCTTTTGAGCTGTTTCAATATCTTCTTCTTTATAAGGAATATACCCACCCAATGCATCATCTTTAGAATCATTCGTAAAAACACCTTGTGGTCCTCTACGTTCTATGAGTACATTACGAGCTTCAAAGGCTTTTGTAATATTTGTTATTGGTTTAGTGAGTGCCAATAAATCCGATTTACCTATCGTGAAATCGCTATCGAACCGAATATTGGTGTTATTGAAGTGCATCACAGTATTTGGGTGCAAATCCTTATTGATGTTGTTGAAATTCTTTAGAACATACTTGCTTATAATTTCCTCTTTTTTGGTAGCTGTAAGCCAGTTGCCTGTAAGCACTGGACTTATACAATAGGGTGGAAGATTGTTAAGCACCTCGATATCTTCGTATGTGAAACGGTTTTCCCATCCTATCGGAATCATTCCGTAAACGTAACCGTTGCCGAATACCTCGTAATTAACCTTGAGCTGTCTCAACCATTCTGATCCTGTCTGTAATGGATTTGGTTTTTTTAGAAGCTTTCTTAATTTACCACCATCTGCATCGTATTGTTCTAAGGGGATTATTTCACCTGTCTTTAAATCTTTGACCTTAAAGCGCATGTTTGCGAATGCTTCTGACTTGATGTTTATAATGGCATTAACTACTGGATTAGAGTAGTAGCAGTCTAGTAGGTAAATGAGTTCGGATAGATTTTGCCAAGTTGGTGTACCTTTAGTTAAGAATACTGAAGGTGGTATAAGGTTTAAGGCCTGTTGTGCGGAAGGTGAAACGGTAATTGAGCTTTTGTCTACCGTTCTTAATACAAGTTTGTCGTAATTTCTTTTGAGCCAATTAGCCATCTAACGTGTTAGTTTTAAATGGCACTCTAAGGCACTCTAGAGCAAATATAAAAAATTATTTAGAATAATTCTAAATAGCGAATTAAATTAATTATATTTGGGCTTGTAGATTTATTTCATTGATTAGAGATTTAATTTATTAAATGTAAAAACCCTCAGCTAGTTGTTGAGGGTTTTTTGTTTTAAATAAACATCTTTCATTTCAATTCAACTTTAAATATTTCGTGTCCTTTGTAGGTGTAAGGAAAGTCTTTTTTGCTTTTGAGATAACCGTAATTAAATAGGGTAGGATTAGAGCGACATAGTTTTGTAAGCGTTGTAAATGCTTCCATGTTATTGTCTTTTTTTAATATCAATACGGTTCTCATCAATGTATAAATATTTGCGTTTTCTTTCGAGTGGGAGACTAATTTTTTATGATTACAGTATCGCCAATATTATACTTTTTAACCGTTGGCTTATGAAAGGTTTGCTCGTACCATCCATTTTTGTCTTTTAACAGAATAAATCCACTTTCCTTAAGTACTACTACCGCAGTATTATCTAACTGCGTTTGTTTTCTTTTTTCGTTATAATCAATCCTCTTGTATGTTGAGCAAGAGAATGAAAACATTAGTATTAAGATGATTAGTTTTTTCATAATTTATTTTTCAATTTTAGATTCCAAAATTATCTTATCTTTTTTAAGGTTAGTGAACTCAAAGTCTGTTTTGCACCTTTTACAAAATGTCTGTATATGAGTTGGCCCAAGAGCTTCTGCTATCTTGGCATCACAATTAGGGCATCTTATTTCGGTGGGTTTGCGCATTAGAAAAGCTGTTTGTCTAGTTCGTTCATTATTATTGATTTTAAATTACACTTCTACCACATCGCCTTAGCCAGCATTACATATCTAGCAGCAGCGAGACAGTCTGGCTCGTGTCCGTCTGGCTCTGGGATGATGTTTCCGTTCTTGTCTATCTTTCGCATCCAACTATTAAGCCCAGAAACAATATTTGGACTATCTGGCAATACGTGTATGTTATAGCTTCGCATACGGTTAACGCCTGTCATCTGTGAGCCTTTAGGTTTCTTTACACCTCTAACTGAATAACCATGCTTTGCTAAATCCCTAAGCTCTGTTGCGCCTGAACTGTCACCAATGCTCAGATGCTTCTTTATTTTTTGTATTTCAGCCTTTATCTGTCTATCTACATCGGTTTCGGTTTCGTTTTGGTACTTTTCTTTGTTATACCCAAAATAGAAGTCCTCATCCTTTGTAAAGTCCGTTGCGCTGAACATTGCCCTTACTTTCTTTAGTACCAATCTATCCTTGAAATCTACGATACTATCACGCTCTGCACCTTTTATCTTTTCTGTTAATAGATTGTATTCCGTGAAGACTTCTTTTAAATATAGGTCTGCACCATCTAAATAAACTTCTACCTCGCATGTTGGGTCTGGTGACGATCCGAAATCCATACCGTTGGGCAAACGTATTGCGGTACTCGGTAGGGTAGAAGCCATTTTGTATTGGTACATTCTGCGTTCGGAATACGTTCCTGTTTCCCCACGTCCGTAAACCTTAAACCATTCTTCATCGTGTCGCATACTTTCGATATGCTTTTTCTCTGAAGCTGGACACATCTCATTATCTTGGTATGTTATGATTATTTTTTCGCAGTTGTCCTTGACCTCTAACTTGGTGTGTGCCCAAAACTCAAAGTCTGGGTTAAAATCAACGTAAACCTCTTTACTACGTGCGATATAATGCTTTACTGCTTCCCAACCTACTCGGTTTCCCTCGTTGATGTATAGGATGCCACGTCTAGGGCCTTTTCCTTTGTTTGGTTTGTTGTCATCGAGATAACGGAACTGTATCTTTGTCTCGCAGTAATAACAGGTTTTGTCCTGTTTATTGTAGTAGTCGTAAAAATCCATTCCCCAAAGACTAAATACAAACTCAAAGTCGGCTATTGCACCATCTTTTAAGTTCTCGTAGGTGTCGGTCATTATGGTGATGGTGTCCCTAAATATCTTTTCATCTTCGGCACGTTCCAATAACCTTATGGCCATTGCAACATTCTTTCCCGCTGATTGGCCACCTTGAAGCAAATAGATATCTATGCCCTCTTTTTTTTCGAGTTCCTTAATCTTCCAATATGTAGTCGTATAGGCTAGGCTCAATCTTGTACTTTATTTTTATAATCGCTCTTGTCAATTATCTGTCTAGGTGGTAATGTCTTTTGTCGGTTGTCTTTTTCAAAATGTCCGTGCTGTTTAGCTAGTCTATCCCTTGCAGAACTATATCCATGAGAACCTATAAACCGAATGGTTCTTTTTGCAACATCAATTTGCTTATCTGTAGCATCTTCGTTTTGAAGAACGTCTAATGCTTTTTCGTATGTGTCAATAATCTTTTTATCACCTCTAACAGATTCTTCTAAAGTGTAGAGTTCTTTGTCGCTCAATTCTTTTCTTAACTGCTCAATCCTTAACGAAACCTTAACGTGTGTAGATACTTCGTTTGCTTTAACCCAAATACTTTCATCTGGCATTTTAGAAGCATCATAAGCGTGTCTGTAAGCATCAGATTTGTTTCCGTGCTTTACATAGTGTTGTGCAAATGCTTCTTGTTTAGGTGTTAATGACATATACTTATTTTTAAAACTCTACTTTACTACCATTAACAAATACAGGCTCGTAAGCGTAACCCTCTACATTGTTAGAGGTTAATGTTATATTTCCTTTTGAGTGGTTTATATCTACTTTGCCTTTTGGTGTTTCGATTTCTTTTTTCATTCCGCCATAGTAGAATGTTATTGTGCTTTCTTTGTAGTGGAATTTGTATCTCATCTTTTACCAACCTTTCTATAAGTCAGTCCAAGGCTATCGAACTTGATGATGTGCTTGACTTTGCTTAACTTTATATTTAATCTTTTAGCTATGGCTTCTTTGCTTAATCCCTTTTGGTGTGAGTTCATTACCTTGTTTTCGATTTCCTTTTCCTCTTTAATGTCCTTTAGAATCTGTTTTAAGGTTAATCCACTCTTTGCTATGGCTTCTGGTATGCAACCGCAGTTGTTAAACTTTACTGTGTTTTGGAATCTTATTTCTCTAACCATATTTTTAAGCGTGCTATTCTTCTGTCGATTTCCTCGATGCTTATTGAGCGTTGTTTTTCGTTTCTTTGTTTCTCATAGTGCTCAATTCTATCGGTTATATGCTTTTTCCCTGCTTTTGAGAGCATGACTTTTTTTAAAAAAAGCCGCACTTTCACGGCAGTCAGAATTACTATTCAATTCGGTCAGATACTTACTTCCACTATCTATTAAGCCTTTTTCATTCGTCTCCTTGCTGTAGTATTCCTATTCTTTCCAGCTGTCATACTGTTATATCACGTTACAGTAATCGTAAAGGTTTTTCAAGCTTACCTCAGTATCATTCTTTCATCTAGGTACGTTGTTGCGCGGACAGGACTCGAACCTGCGACCTTTTGGGTATGAGCCAAACGAGCTACCAACTGCTCTACCGCACGATATATAAAAAAAGCATATAGCCTTAATCTGCATATCTGCAAACAGCCTTATTGGTAAGGAAATAATTTAAGAAATGATTTATGCCTTGCTAAGTTGCCTGGACTTGAAATGATTTGAATTGTAAATATAGTAATTTTTTGAATAAGTTTCGAGTAAAACACTATTTTTTACATGGCTTGCTTTATAGTTTTAAGACTTCTATTTGAAACGTGAGCATAGAATGATTCTGTTGTTTTAGTTGAATTGTGTCCAAGTGAATTTGAAAGTGCCCACATTTCTGTTCCGTTATCCAAGGCATATGTAGAATACGAATGTCTAAGCCAATGATATGACATTCTTTGATCTAAATACTTTTTTACCAACTTCTGAATACTGGATGCCGAATATTGAGGTTTGTTTTGACCCACAAATACATATTCCTTATGGTTAAGTTGTGGATCTATTTTTTTGAACGTATACCAGTACTGTTTTAACAAAGTAATGATACCATCGTTTAATATACAACAACGGTCTTTTTTACCTTTTCCGTTTATAACGTTTAAGATATTACGGTTACGATCTAAATGTTCCCATTTAAGATTTATAACTTCAGATACTCTAAGACCACAGCTTAATCCAAGAGCTAAAATAGCTTTGTGCTTCAGATTTTCAATAGCTTTTATTTTAGTTGCCAAGAGTTCGGCATCTATGACTTTGGGCAATTTCTTTTCTTTTCGAGGTCTGGTAAAGTCTATTTTAAGATACTTTTTACCTAATGCTTGTTCCCACGCAAATTTTAGAGCACTTATAATAATATTCTGCTGGCTTGCAGATGTGAATTGGTATTGGTCGATGTAATTCTGAAAATCACTAGAATTTAATCTTGAGTGATGTTTACCTACTTTAGATTCAAATTCTGCGATATATCCAAGGTAATTGTCAATAGTGTTTTGAGCATATCGTCTTTGATACAATTTTTGACTTGTAATTTTGTATAAACTCATAGTGTATATATTGATTTTATTGGTATTGTTGATATATAGTAGTTATATACAAGTGGTGGCGTGTTGGTTAGCTCATTTCCAACCTCTGTGTTTGTTCGGGAGTTCTCTCTCCTTGATAGGCATTATAGATTGCCACCACCAGATATATAACAATGTATATAAAAAATAATTTTAAGCTAAGTAATCATTATAAAAGTCATTTATTACTTGCTCACAATATTCTTTTGCTTGTGCTTCTGTGCTAAATTGGTTTTCAAATTTACCGCTACCTAAGTAAACATAAGCTGTATATTTGCCGTTTAATTTATTTATCCAAGCTATCTGTTCTCTTTTAAAAGGGTCTTTAGACTTATGTTCTAAATAACCAGGTCTTGCCCATCTTCCTAAATCGTCAGGCTCATTTGTTCCGCTGTATCGTTTTGTCCAAATTACTTTTTTCATCTTTTTGTTTATTTTACTTAAAATTACTTTTTATATACGTTAACGTTGTGGTGCATGGCTACAAATCGTTTCCATTAGCATCACACGGAACCATATATGACATTCCTAAGTCATTATGCTTATACTTCATTTTCTGCGTTACCCTTCCAATATCATAGCCGCCTGAAATTCCTTCAAACAAGGCTACTGCGGAATGATTACCTAACGCCCATGCTTGACTTTTAAGCGTTCTAATTTCCTCGGTTCCATCGTCTCGCTTTAGAAGTAATGGAGTTCCTACTTTATACAGCTGGTTAAATGCGGCTATTCCTTCTCGTAATTTATTTGACATTTCCGTTAATTTACCCGCCACGACACCACAACAAAGTGTATGTGCCATGCAGCGAAAGTTAGTGCCGTAATTCAATGGTTAGTGGTTTGCACGGCACATACACAAACCGTTGTAAAAAAGTTTGCTAAAATATTCTTTTACTAATTTCTATATAAATCAAGCAATTTATCCAACCACCAAATAATAGTATTCCTTTGCTAACATTTTCAAAAGAAGTGCTTATTAAAATAAATAATATATTTATCAAAACACATAGAATTATAATCGCAAACCATTTCACAACACCATATATAAAAAATTGCTTCTTAGGTGCTTGTTTTTCAAGTTCTGTGATATATCTTAACACACTTATAGGTGTTTTAATATAATCTTCTTCGCAGTTGTTTTTGTAATAATTTAAGTCTTTCATTTCGTGTTTATTTATTAAGTTATTTTCTTTTTTTTCGCAACTTTTCATATATGCGATACGTTAGTAGCAAGCCGCCAATCTTTGTGCAAGTGTTACGGGTTAGAGCGGCCAGCTACTAACACCGTACATAAAGCATTGCTAAAGTCAGTTCTTTTTATTAAGGTCATTTCTTAACTCGAAGAAAAAAACAAAAAGCCTTTGCCCTCTTTTCCATCGCACAGGCAAAGAGTTGAGAAAAACAACACATTGCCTTTTTTCCGCCTACGCTTTGCTATGGTTCGTTCATAAATTCAATCTATCTATTATTTTTGCCAATACATTTACTACAATACTGTTTCCAGCTTGCTTGTATAATTGGCTATTACTACACACAAATTCAAAAGTATCTGGAAAGTCCATTAATCTAAAACATTCACGAGGTGTTAAACGTCTAATAGTTTGGTTTCTAATTACTCTTTTATCACCACCATCTGCTATTGTTCTAATTGTTCCACAAACACCACCTTTAAAAAACCTTAAACCCTCATCGTTTCTTTCTTCACAAACTACTACGTTATCTTTTTGTACAGTAGTTAAAGCGTTTGAAGTTCCATTCATATTTAATTCTAAACGTTGTTCAGTTGGTAATCCAACAACTCTACTTAAAGGGTTTTCAGGGTTTCTACCTCTAATAGCACCCATTAAAACTGTTTTATCTTCTGTTTTTACGTTTAAAACATTCATGCCTCTTGCAATTTTGTAATCACTTGCACAAACAGTACTAGCAATATCATCATCATTTTTAGGCTCACTAATAAAACCACTTTCATTGTAACAAAGTCTTTTTATAGCTTCATCGCTTAAATAAAACTTTTTATCTACATCAACTTCTAAAACATCTTTTAATCGTTTTTTAAGAGGTTGTTTCTTGGGCCAATGAAAATTATTATCTGCATCATCACGAATACCAATAATAAAAACACGTTCTCGGTTTTGAGGCACACCAAAATGTTTAGCGTTTAAAACCTTATGATAGATGTGGTAAGGTGTTGCATCTTCTCTTGGAAATATTACAGGGTTTCCGTTTACACTTTTACCACCCAACATATCAAGCCAAATTTGAAAAGTTCTACCTTTTGCATCAGACAACAAGCCTTTTACGTTTTCAAATATGAAGTAACGAGGTTTATTTTTTACAATAAATTCGTGGCTATTATAAAATAAAACACCTCTTTTATCATCTTCACCTTTTCGGTTTCCAGCCATACTAAAAGCTTGACAAGGAGGAGAAGTCATATAAATATCTAAACTTTCACTTGGTATTTTTCTGTCGTAAACATCAAATGGATAATAAGCAGGTTCGCCATAATTAGCCATATAACTTTCTCGTGCAAACAAATCCATATCACAACTAAATACAGTTTTATAATCTATATTTAATCTTCTTAATGCTTGGTCAAATGCACCTACACCACTAAAATCACTTCCTACTTTAATCATAATTTATCTACTTATTACCGTAAACAGTTGCGAAAAGCAACCCTTTACTACATTCTAAAAATCCCACCTCTATTTTTTGTTTTTTTGGTATATCAACTAACTTTTGTGCTAAATCGGCAACGCTTCATGTACGTAACCGTTGTGTGTAATTGTGGTTATAAAGTCGGCTAACCAAAGTTAACGGCTTCTATTATTCTCTTTCTAAAAATCAAACTGCATTATAGATAACCACAACTACAAGCCTTTCGGCACACAAC